CGAAGCAAGGCATCTTCTGCTTTCGTCAGGAATCGAGGTTCAGCTTGCATTTTCAAGCTCCGCTAACAAGTCGCCGGTCATCCGGAGAGCGTTCTCAAGATTTCGAACTGCCTGTTGGTAGTAGCTTGACTTCAGCTCGATGCCGACGAACTTCCTCCCCATCTGCACCGCCACATGCCCTTCGCTCCCGATTCCTGCGAACGGGGACAGAACGACATCGCCAGGGTTGGTCCATAGCTCGATGCCGCGCCTGATGACCTCAAGCTGCAGCGGGCAGATGTGCCTCTCGTCGGCATGCTCGCGAGCAGACTGATACTGCAGCGTGTCTGATGGGTTGATGTCCATCCATACAGGGCTTGCGATCTTCTGCCAGTAGCTCACCGGGTAGTTGTCTGGCGTATGCGTCACGCGCTCATCTTGCTGGCCTGGTGCGCGCACGGTGATCAGGTAGTCCGGCAGACCTTGCCGGCACATCGACGCATTATCGCGCACCGACTTGTGCAGCAGCCCGATGGCCTTGGTGCGCTGCATCTGAGTGACAGGATCTTTCCAGATGACCACTTCGGAGTGGAAGATAAACCCTTGTGCCTGAAACGCTCGGATCATGTCGCCTCGGAAATCTTTCAGACCGATGTAGCCGTCCCGTTCCTTGCTCGCAGGGAACTGCATGCAGTGGAACGAAACGTTCCGGCCGGGTTTCATGACGCGCAGCAGCTCACGGACCATGAACCCGAAGTGCTCGAAAAATTCTTCTGTCGTTCGGCAGTTGCCCATGTCTCTAGGGCTGTTGCTGTACGTGTACAGGCTGGCGAATGGCGGGCTGAAGATGCTGTAATCAATCGATCTGGCCGGCAGCCCGGCGAGCGTCTCGACGCAATCGCCGTTGATGATGGTCCATCCTTCGCCGGATGCTTGGTCAATGCAGTTCATGCGATTTTCTCCATTGGATGCTGTTGAAGGCGCGCCGCACGCAATAGCTGCGGGCGATGCTGATTGCCGTGTAAATTGCGCCAATCGCCATGTTGTCGGACAGGCTTATGGCGATGCCGAAGGCCGGCAGTATCGCCGCGTTGGCAATAAGCGATACCGTGTAACCGATCGCCACATTTGCCGCCGACTCAACGGCGCTCTGTGTTCTGGTCTGGCTCATGCTGATGTCGCCAAGAATGCAGGGATGGATACGCGATTGCCGGCGGCGTACTCGTTTGTGTTCTTGCGCGCTCCAAGAACCGAATCACGGACGGCGGCAAGTGTTTCAGAAGCCATCTTGGCTGCCATGTCCTGCGCCGCATCCTGCTTGCGCTTGATGTTGGCGACGACGGATCCATCCTGGTTGCTGGCGAATACATGGATATGAACCGGGCGCTTTTGGCCGAATCGCCATGATCGGCGGATGGCCTGGTAGAAGCCCTCGTAGCTGTCGTTGACGCCGACGAATGCTTGATTGGCGCAGTGCTGGAAATTCAGCCCCCATCCGCAGATCTTCTGCTTGCTGATGAGGACGCGATGTTGTCCAGCCGAGAACCCGACCATTCTCGCCTCCTTGATGTCGTTATCGTCGGAGCCGGCTACTTGCACAGACCCTGGAATTGCTTTTTCGAGCATGTCGCCTTCGTCGTTAAGGTCACACCAGACGATCCACGGGGCGCTGTCTGAATTGACCAGATCTGCGCACGCCTTGACACGCTGCGCCATGCTGTCGCGCCTTGCCTGCCGGCGCTCGGTGAGCGTCTGTGCTTCCATGGCGAACAAGCCATGCGCAGAGTTGTGCTCGATTTCGACCGTGTGCTGATGGATATTGAGCGGCGGGAGGTCGTAGGCTCTGGCGTCGTAGCCAAGATCCGCCGGGCTGCGAATCATGGCTCCCCACGATGCAACCCACCGCCAGAACACTTGCCTGGCATGGCCCTTCAGCCGCCAAACGCTTGTATCCCCGCCGTCGTGGACGAAGAATTCGGCCAGCATTTCAGCACGGCTGCGCACCCCGAGGAATTCCGCATGCGTTCCCAACTCCGTCCAGTCGTTCGGGCTCGGCGTCGCCGTGCAGCAGAGCTTGTACGGCGTGTGTCGGAATGCGGCTATGAGCAGCGCCAGCGTGCGGCTGGCGTGCGATTTGATGATGCTCGACTCGTCAAGAGCAACGCCTGAGAACTGCGACATATTGAACCTGTGCATGCGGTCGTAGTTGGTAATGTTGATGCCGGCCACCACGTCTTGAGCTTCGCGGCAGTGCGTTACTTTGGTTCCCATAATCCGGGCCTCTGAAACGAACTGCTGAGCGACGGCCAGCGGACACAGGATGATGACCGGCCTACCTGAGTGCGCCGTGACGGCATCTGCCCACGCGATGGCCATGCGCATCTTGCCCAGCCCGGTGTCGGCAAAAATTGCGGCTCGACCGCGGCGCAGAGCCCATGCGGTTAGGTCCCGCTGGTGCGGGAACAAATCGTAACCGCGCAATGGCGTGTCAATGCCAGCGGACGCGACGACGCCGATCTTGTTTCGGATGAACTTGGAGTAGGTCATGCCTGGTGGTTCCGTATCACGCCGTTTTCGATCCAGAACGCACCGACGGTATCCGGCAACTTGGTCGGCACCGCCTTGAGGGTGGCGAACAGCAGTGCGGTTTCGATCTCGCCATCTTCGGCAAGGCCATCAAGCCAGAACAGGATGTCTTCGCGGCCGGTCACGTCGAGCACATCCATGCGGTCAAGGACCAGCAGCTTGACGCCTGATATGTGGCTGATCGCTTCGGCAATCATCGCGTCTGCGCGCCACTTCTCTGACTCTGACAGTAGGTTGTAGGGCCGGCCGCCTCCGGTTATGGTCATGTCAGCATCGATGTCGACGCGCAGCCACTCGGTCATGTGCGACGACGACGCCAGTCGCTGGTTGATCGGTCCAAGCGCATCGGCGAGCATCTCGCCAGGTATCCCATTCGGCGCCAGGGCATCGGCTACCGCCTCCCACTTGGTGACGTCGACGTGATAGGCGCGGGCGGTGTCAGTGCGGCTGTCGGCAAGCAGCGCTGTTCGCTCGTCGTCTTCAAGCGTCTTGATGGCTTCCTTCAGCGCCACGCGCGACTTCTTCGCCTCGTCGACCTTCGCCCGGGCGGCGGCGATTTCCTCGGTCGTTGGCGCCGGGGCGGATTTCTGGTCGTCGATCTCGGCCAGGGCTTTTGCTGCTGCGTCGGCGTCTGCCAGGTCGCGCTTGTCGTTCGCGACCGATCTGGCGAGCAAGTCGCGAGCACTCTGATACTCGGCGAGCTTTCCGGGATCGGCCGGGGAGTCGACGACTGGCGGCGGCGTGAATTCGATCAGCGCGCCGTTGGCGTGGTCGTGCCGCAGCAGAGCGGAGCATGCCGGGCATTTGTAGGTTGGCTCGGTCGGAAGCTGCTTGCCTCCCTTGCTCATCTCGGCGTCGACTTTGTCCTGCAACTCCTTCAGTGCCGACTCGTCATGGCGCAGCTTGGCCTCGATGCGGGCGAACTTGCCGGCGCTCTCGCGAAGCCCTGACAGCCGCGCGCCTTGATCTGCCTGCGCCTTGGCCCGGCCCTGCATGTCGCCGATCTGGCGCACGCCGTCTTCGATCTTCTGCGCCAGCGTATCAACCTCGGCTCGGCGGGCCTTCAGATTCTCGGGATTGAATCCTGGCTTCGGCGCCACCCATGACGAGGCCTTGACGCTGCCGTAGGTTTCTCCGGTGACAGTGCGCCATGAGGCCTTGTTGTCACGTGCCTTGGCCTGCGCCTCCTTGTGCGCGCTGTCGCTGCCGGCGCTCAGATGCGGGGCGATGATTTCGACTTTGGCAGCATCACAGCCGCGATCGATCATGCGCTTTGTCACCTCAAGACCGGTCATCGATACCCCGGTGAGCACGAACAGAAATTGCCGGCGCTCGTTGGCGTCCAGGTGGGCGAACCGCTGCGCGTCGAGTACGAACGGCAGCAGTTCGGAAGGGCGGCGGCTGCCCGTGTGCTCGTGGGCGCCGTTTGGCAGGGTGATCGCGGATTGCACCCCGTCATGTTCGACGACGGCATAGCCCACGTCGGCGCCATCGGACACCAACTGCTTGTAGTTCTTCTTCAGGCTGACTCGCGAAGGATCGCCGGTCAGGGCCACGCGCACGGCTTCGGAAAGACTCGATTTCCCCGAGTGGTTTGCGCCACAGAAGAGCGTGACAGGGCGACGGAGCGTCACGTCGACGTCACGGGCGCCGACGAAGTTGGCGGTTTTTATGGCGGTGATTTTCATGTTATGCCTTCCTCGTGGCGCGCTCTTCGCGATCGCCGTCTCCAGCCTGCCAGCCACTCAACCACTCCTTGACCAGCTCGCTGCGCAAGTTTGGGCATTCGGTCTTTGGCTTTCCGGCTATTGCGGCGTCGTACCCGTTTCCGAATGCTTTTTCCAGCTCTTCTTGGGTTGGTTTCGCCTGGTCGGGCGACGGCAGGCTAAGCACTTCGCCTTCGATGTCGCCGTGGTGACGCTCCATTCCGCCACCGTCGTTGTCGTGGTACTCGTGTCCAAGGTCGAAGCTACGCTGGTCGTCCTCGCCCTGAACCTCGTCCATTCCGCCCGTGTGTTCAACCGCGCCTGACACCACGATGAGCACATCGCTGCCCTGCGCGTCGTAGAACTGATGCAGTGACTCGGCCGCCCGGTTGACGTTAATCACTGCTTTGGCACCTCCTTTGATGGTGATCTGCTCGAGCTCGCCGGTGACCACCGTGCGACCGCTGGCGGAAATCAAGTGGACGGCCATCTTGACGTTGGCCGCAACGCGGTCGCGCAGCCGGTCGATGATGTCGTTCTGCTTACGCTTGGGCATCTTCGCCCACGGTTCGGGCATCAGCTGCAGTTCGGTGACCAGGGCGCTCAGGATGTCTTTGCCAACCGTGTCGGCGGTCATTCCGAGCACTGCTTTCATGTTATCTGGTGCGTTCATTTCGATTCTCCTTGATCTTGTGGTTGCGGGCGGCAGGCGCTCTGTTTCAGGGCTCCCGCCCGCTACCTGCCGCCGTGTTGCTCGCTACTTGGCCGGCCTTCTGCGGCCGTTGCTCAGAAACTTGTCGTAGTTCATTTCCATTCCGCCGATCTCGAAACCTTCGTGTCCGCACTCGGTCCCGTCCTCGTCACAGTCCGCCCCGCCGCCGACGCTCTCCACGTGGAAACTGATTTTCCGGCTCTCGCCGTACCCATCTTCGCCGCAGTCATCGTCTTCGCCCTCCCATTCAGGGTTTGGAACGCTGAGGACTACCGACTCATCCGGGTTTATGAATTCCCCTGACGCCTTTTCTTCTGGCGTTCGGATGTCCCAACTGGCGATGATCTTGTTTAGCGTCCTGGCGATCCCTCTTGCTGTTTGCGGTTTGAATAAGCTCATTTTCTGTTCCTTTCAGAGAAGTGGCTGGGTTTGGCTGGGTTACCTGCAGTGAATCCGGTGCGCCCTGCGACGCTTGGCCTTGAGCGCAGCGCGCTTGGCTTGGGCAACCGTGGCACCGCGCCCGCCGTTTCTGCTGTTTCCTGCGGAATTTGCATCTGGAATTACCCAGTCGTCTCGGTCGATTTGTGGCCGACGCGCGATCGCAGCGAACATCATGCGCAACCAGCTTGAAATGAACGGTCCGCCCATCACTCAATCCCCATCGATCCGCGTTCGCGGCGCGGACGGGAGGCGGAAGCCGTGGCGCGCGGTTGCGCATCGGCCATTTCGGCGGCGCGAATCGCGGCCTCTTCTTCGGGGTCCGGGCGCCAGTCGCCGACCGGCGCGGCTTTCTGGATTTCCTGCGGCACGTCGTGGATTTCGCCGGTGTTCTTGTCAACACCAGTTGGCTCTGCTGCGGCGCGTAGCAACTCCATGTCGACCGAGAATCTTCCGTCGTTGCCGCGCGCGGCGTCGAACGTGTCGTGGATTTCCTCTGCGGTCTGCAGGCCCATGCCAAGTTCCGGAGCATAGGCGCGCTGCCAGAAGGCTGCGGAGCGATAGACGAACATCTGGTCGGCCATCGTCTTCCACTTGCTGCCGTTCTTTGCGTCCCACCCCTCGGCACGGACCATCGCCCACGTCACCCATATCCCGTCGAGACGTTCGCCCGTTTCACGCTCGATCGCCCATGCCCGGCAGCCGTATTCGGCGTCGCCAGGCTTCCCGCGCCACTCGTAGCGCAGCGAGCTGTAGCGACCGCAGACGTTCACCGTGGCGATCAGGAACTTTGCCGACCAGCCAGGCGTGCCATGCACGACGTAGAGGTTTTGCATGACCATCAGCGGNCCCATGCGCTGCGCCATGTCCATCGCAATCATGCAGTTCGGAAGGTTGCCCTGGTACTGCTTTGGCACAAGGTCGGAGCTGGCAAATGCCTTGGATACCCGCTGGATAAGCTCGAAAGCCTGCAGGTCGAAAAACCCGGCCTTCACCGCTGGTAATTGCGTCTCCCTGGGGGATATTTGCGTATCGCGAAGGGCAGCGATCGTTGTCGGTGCGTTCATGGTTGTTGCTCCTATTTGCGAAACTTGCAGGTGGAAAAAGCTGGGCAGTAGTTGGTGTGGCACAGCATCGACTTTGGGTTCCCGAAGAAGCTGCCGCCGTGGATCAGGCGAGACGCGTGTTCGAGGATTCCGGGAGTCTCTTCGTCTCCGAGCAGCAATTCCCGTGCGCCGTGAATCTGGCCGGTGCCGATACGCTGCGATGCAGGCGTCTTGGCTGTGTTCAGCCCGATGATTTGCGCCGGTCCG